GCACTAGGTGCGCCCGTAAGCGATGCGGATCATTGGGAGATAGGCAAGTATCAACGCGGCGTAACCGATAGCGCAGGGACCGACCTTGACCAAGCAAATGCGATTGTTGCGGCACAGCATCATTTAAAAATCCGATTTGGCGGTTTTGAACACAAAGGATATGGGGGATTTTTGCCTTCGTCCTCGGCGATTGGTCTTTGCGAAGACGGAGTTGTTGAAAACTACAATATCAAGTTTCGCAAGCTATCAACGCAAGCCGACTGCATATACTCAAGTTGTCCAGAGGGCAGCGGATCCGGTTCATGTCCGAATGTCTCAAAGGGGGTTTATTCTTGGGGAATTAGCGGCAAGAACTATGTCCTGAATCATTGGGACAACACACAAACACTTTTACCACTTGAAGACTATATCGAGGGACCGTATGACGGGTTGAACGACAACGCGTTTTTAAGGCGTCAAGACGGTGACCAATTAAGCCGAACGCTAAACTTTTACGTCAACGATTTTCGGGGAAGTGACACGAACCGAGCCTTGTCCGATTACTTCGTCGAGGATTACGCATTCGATTTTCAAAGGTTTTTTACGCGTCAATATTATCTTGCGCCGGCTTATGGCGTCGCCTCGGGTTATGGCGACGGATCCCTCGACGCTGTTTACACTCAGTTTGACTTTAACAGCGACACGGCAGCGGGTTACGGGACAACGGGCGGATCCGACAACTACAACATTCATTCCGGTTTTGTCTGCGCTGGCTTTATTGCAATTGGTGACACCTTAAGCGAGGCGAAAACGTTTACAATTTCAGTCGATGGCAAAGACTTGGCAAGCGTTACAATTGACGCCTCGACAACGAACAAAAGCTCATGGTTTGAATTCCCCAAAAACGGCAACGTCAAGATCCGATGCGATAAAGCCATGGGCGCGAGTGAATCCGCTTATTGCGAAATTTCCGAGATCTTGGAAATGATGCCGGCAAACGAGGACGCATACATTGTTTTGCGCATGGGCAGCGCAAACACAACAGCCGACGACGGCGACGGACACGATACCGCATCTCCAAAAAATATAAGCGACGCCCTTTACAGGCACGGCATGATTTACAACGGGGCGCGATCCGCTGTGCGTAGCGAGGACACATACATAAACCGTAACCCGATATACATGACGGCGCGAAAAGTTGCGCATGACCGATTGCGCATGGTTGAACGCGCAAGCCTGAAGGGTTACGAAGTGAGCGGTGGCAAAAGTATTTTATATTATGATCGAAAAGCAAGGGGGGTATCCGGCGCGGATATATTTAGCGGAATTGCACCATCGGAAACTGCAATCCCAAGCGGAAACATTAAGCACAATCAAAAATACGTTGTCAGTTCAGGGACAAGCGGCATCACATACAATGGATCGGCCGTTGCAGTCGGATCAACTTTTACGGGCGCAAAGGGGCAAACGACATTTACAACCACAAGCGGCGACGAAGTAGTAAAAGAGTATGACGGCATCATTGAAACAGCCGGCGAGGCAGGATTCGACAATCGCTGGTGCATGTATATGTCAACAACGACATATAAGCCGGCGGATGGATCCGCTTTTAAACCTAACTCATATGGCGACATCATGGGACACGGGGTTGATCGTTGCACGTTTTACTCCCAGACATGGACGGACATAACCAGCGCCGAAGGCAAGGAGATGTTGCAGCATGTGACACTCAACGGGGGCAAGCCACTTGTCCGACCGGAAAACCCAAGCGGTTATCGATACGCCCTTGGAACTCATACGCCGCCGGCAGGGACAAGCGGAACACTTGTCGCCGATAGTAACACGGGAAGTTGTGACGCTGGCGGAGGTATCCCGTCAACCGAAAGCGATTGCCAAGGCGTTGTTGATCATTACAAATCGTGTCAAATTTACGTTCCAGATTACCAAGTTGAATCTGCAACGATTACCGCAAGCGGGCTTGTAAAAGTGACAATGACCGGACGTCTTCGCCGCAACGATAGCGCACCGTCGACGGTAACAAATTCAAGCGCCGGTTGGGATTCTTACTTGTCAACCGAATCAGGGCCGCGATCAGACGAGAACGCTGTGATCGAATACTTGCGTTGGGATCAAGGAAGCGGAACGAATTGCACACCGCGCGTCGGGGATACCGCGCCCGATGCCCCGAACACGGGCGGCGCAAACTGGACAGGGTTCATGTATGGCTCATGTCTGCCGCGCTTTTATTTTACGCGATTGATCCCGAAGGTTTACGAAGACAATAACAACATATATCAAACCCAAGACACGCGATTGATAACCGACGAGATGGCCTATCTCGACCTTGTTTTGCGCGCGATTTGCGAAGGGTTTGTTGATGAGACAAGTACAAATCAACTTCGCCGGTATTTGAACAACATCTCGGGCAAATATGAATGCTACAACAAGCGGTTGTTCGACTTCACATACGAAAACTTATTCAACGCCGCAAACTCAAACCGATGGCCGCGCCTTGTTCCGTTAAGTGAGCGAAGCGATAACCCGAAAATGTTTGGACCGTTGCCGATGGTTTACACATACGCTGAACATTTCAACCAAATCGCTCGAGCGGTTAATTTATTGAACAAAGCGCGGTTATATTTACCGGTAGAGGTTGAATGGCGTCGTCATGATTACGAAGGAAACTTGCCTATCAACTCAGTATCGGGCGACGGGGATTGCGTCAACGGGCCAGTTTGGGCGGAGGATATGCCGACACCATCGGCAACGACTCTGATTTCAACAGGCGCTTGGCAAACGGAAACAAACTCCATTGTTTTGAATGCTTATAAACGCGCAAAAATTGATGATTTGAATGGTCAATGTGTCATTAAAACAGAGCGACGCGACATAGAATACAAAATCGGTTTTTCACACGTTGCCGACAATGCGCTGCCGGACGAACTCAAGGCGCTTGTTATTAACAACCAAGGAACCGGTTTTGCCGCTGCGGTCGATGATGACGACACACGCCATGAGCGCGTTATAGTTACAGAGGGCAACGGATGGGGCGCAAGAAACCCAAGCGCACCACCGACCGCAAACGGCGATGAAGATGATTATAAAGACGACGCGGGAAACTATCAGGATTGGGAACCTCAAAACACATTTACGACAACATGTGAAACAATAACCTCGGGCGTATTGGAAGCGGAAGAACCAAGGCGGAGTGATTTCGTTGATACCGAGGATGGCGGATTTGGCGAGGGATCAGACCGTCGAAAAAACCTAAGCATTAACAACATTGAAGCGTTTGTTCGTGTGCCGCTTGTTTAACCATGCCCGCTGATCCTGCAAATGTAACGATTGATGCAACGAATTTGAGTAAAGTAACTTTTACTTATACAGCGGTTGCCGGCGTTGACGGGTATCGGTTTTATAGGCGGAGAACAAGTGTAACCGGTGCAACATATTTAAAAGTATTTGAAGGAACCGCGCTAACTTTCACCGACACGCTGCCAAATTATGACATGGACTCGAGCGGATCCATTACGGCGGAACAGTGGCAATTCTTGCTAGTCAGTTTTGACGGCACAGGAGAATCGAGCGGGCGGACAATAACAGTTAACATGCCGGCCATGACAACCGCAAATATAACAGCGGTCGATATACTCGATCCAACATACAACGACGGCGCAAGCCAGACGGCGACGTACAGCACAAATAACAATCAAGGCGTGACTCCTGTTGTGGATGACAACTCGGAATTGATGCATGAAACCCGATTGCGTAACATCGACGCATATGAACGCCACTCGGCAAACTAGCGGCCGAATCCGCTTCAAAAAACGTCACGGGCTTGACGTTAAAAAACAGGATCCCAAATTGCCAGCCAGATCGGACATGGCAAAAAACACCATTGTTGCGGCAGGTCAATTAATTGCAAACGGTTTTAAAGTTGTTTCAAATGAGGAAAGAAACGACAGGGAAAAAATATGTCAAAAGTGCGAACACTTCAGAAAAAAGGACAATCGGTGCGCAAAATGCGGTTGTCACCTCCAGTGGAAAAACAGAATGCGGGCTTGGCATTGCCCCGAAAAAAAGTGGTAATAAAAAAAAAGCCGATCCTTTATGGGTTAATGGTCGGGCCTATCGATCCCAAGTGTTGGGAACCTCCTGATCTTGAACTTTTCAAACGGGGCTTTTGAAAAATAGGTTTCCTTGCGTTTCCGCGACCGCGATCCAACCAATCCTTGCCATTAATTGGTTAATTCTACCGGTTTGATCGATGAATTCAGCCTCATCGTCCCTTCGTGCCGGCATACCTTTCTCGACGCAAATCAATTTGCAATAAAGCAAAGCGTGAACCGAACCGCATAAAACATCGTAATCAAGCCCCTCGGCGTCGATGCTGATAAAATCGAAATTGCCGAAAGTCCCGTTTAATTGGTTAACAGTCCAAGCGGGAACATATTCAAACCCATTAAACATTTCGGAAACGTGAGGGATTTCGGTTGTTTGAGTGCAAAGAGTTGATTGTTGAGGCACTTCTGAAAGCAAAAGCTTCTTGATCCCTTCGGACCTATCGCAACAACCATGCAAACAAATGTGATCGTTGCCTTTGTTTTTCTCCAAAGTGACGAAAGTCTTCAAATTTGGCTCAATATAAACGCCTTTCCAGCCTTTTAAGCTCAGGGCGTGCGTATTTGAATCACTGATCCCGTCATACGCTCCCACATCAAGAAAAGTTCCAACGTAGCTTCCGAAAAATTCTGTTATTATCTGCTCTTCGTTGTATTGACTAAACATCTTTTTCATAAATCAAACTCAACCAATCATTCTTGAAATAGGGATAAATCTCGCCATTGAACGCCGCTTTCAAAGTGTTCTCGCTAAACCTTGGAACCAATGCGCCGGCGTTATCTTGGTGTAAGTGTGTGTTTTGAGGATATAACCATTCGCTTTCGATAAGGTTCGTGTCAACAATCGTCGGCAAAACAATCTTACGGGCGGCAGGGAAATTAAGAATTACAACCGACTTGCATTCATAAGCGGCGGCGGCATGCATGAAACCTGAAACAATGCCAAGAAACCATTCACAAGTCCCAACAACGCGCAATTGCAATCCGAGTTCCATTCCGACACATGATTTGACTCCCTCCAATCCGCTTGACTTGGATCCGAATTCGATAAACTCCATATCCGGCCGCGAGTTAATCCAGTTTTGAATGATTTTGAGGTGTTCAGGGTAAACGATACGCGCTCGAGGATGTATATGTTCTTGTTGCCAGCGTTGATGCTTGCCGGCGTCAAAGTGCAGAGCGACGCGGTTTTTTACCATTGGGCTTGTCCTGTTCAATTTGCCGTATGGCTTGGCGTCTGTTTTCAGTCCATACAACCGGCGCAATCGTTGGAACAAATGACCATTGCCAAGGTTGTTGCTCATATAAGCGACGTCGGCGCGTAGCCACTTATCGAGATATGGGCCGGATCCAGTTTTAAGCAATCCTTGAACGGCGGGCCAAGCGCCCGAATGCGAGTGAACACCGAGAGGACGACCGGCGCGGTCTGGCAAATCTGAAAGCAAAACGCAATCGCCCAAGCCTTGCGGACCGTTGGTCAATGAAAACTGCCAAGGATCAAAATCAACCCGTTGCCGAGGTTTCGGGATGATCTTTTGAAAATGCTGGGTTATTACGTCGGCGGGATCCATTAACAATTGCAGATAGTACGCCACTCAAATGCCATGGTCAATTACGGACTTTTATAACCTTCTATAGCGCAACACTTACACACTTTGTGTTCCACACTGACACTGTGGGGGTCGCTGGTTCGAACCCAGCATCGCGCACCATTTTAATTTCCAAGCACTTACAAGAGCATCAACGACTTACGTTGGTGTTTTTTTGTGTTTTGTCCCTGTAGTCTTCGTTCCTCAATGTGCGTCAATGACACTGTTTAACCAATAAATGTTGCCAGTTAGTTGCCAGTCTTTTATTATTCAAACATGGCAAAAATCCGAGAGGTCATACAAAACGGTAAAACCACCTTTGAAGTCGATTTGGGAAGAGTTGCCGGCAAGCGCCGCCGCCTTTTTAAACCAACCGAGAGACTCGCTGAAAGGACGCTCAAAGATCAGGAACGCAAGCGCAAGATGCTTGGCAACCATTGGGATGAGCTTGATTTCAAAAGCAGGTGGTCAACGCTAGAAATCCTTGAGGAAATGCGCGACCACGGGGTAACGCTTGCCGAGGTTTGGGAATCGTATCAGAAAACACAACTTACAGGCGGCAAATCGACCATTGAAGACGCTATTACCGATTTTCTAGATATAAAGGTGCAAGCCGGCCGGCGCGGACGTTACACCGAAGAAATGGGACGAACGCTCGCCCGTTTTGCTCAAGGACGGGAAAAGCGACAACTTGGCAGCGTTGGATTGGGCGAGTTGCGGTCTTGGATTTCCAGTTACGAAGGAAGCGCAGCAACAAGGCAAACAATGCAGACACGAATCAAAGTGTTTTTCGCTTGGGCCGAACGTCAGGCGCTTATCCCTCAAAATCCGGCGCTTAAGCTAGAAACAATTCGAATTGATCAGGCAGATCCGCAAATTCTATCCGTTGCCGAATGCCGACGATTGATCCAGTCGGCCAGAGAAATTGATCCCGACATGCTCCCCTACTTTGCTTTGGCGTTGTTTTCGGGCGTTCGCCCCGATGAGTGTGCAAGGTTAACCAAAAAGGACATCGACCTTGAACGCGGGCAAATTGTCATATCCGGCGAGGCAAGCAAGACACGCAACCGGCGCATCATTACCCTGCTTACTCCGGCCGAACGGATATTCAAAAAATACACCTTTGGCAAATTTGCCGTAAACTTCAGGCGACGGCGAACGGCGATAAAGAAACACGCCAAGATCAAGAAATGGCCAAATGATGTTTTGAGACACACGGCAGCAAGCCATTTTTACAACATTTACGGGATGGATGAGGCGACAAAACAACTAGGGCATTCGGCCGCAATCATGCTCAAACACTACCGGCAAATGATTTCAAAGGAAGAAACAGAAGAATGGATGAATATTTAATGTCCCTTTTTGATCTTTTGAAGCGTTTATACTCATTACAAAGCAGTTAATGCTTTGTAATTGATAGTTTATTAACAAATAACCTAAAAAAAAATCATCTACGGGCAGCAAATGTCCAAGGGGGAAGGGTAAAAATGGACATGTTTATTGATCGTCAGATTTCGGAGATTCTCGAATGTATTTCTCAATCAGAGAATACAACTCCTGATTCGCTTTTGAATCGCCTGATTCTTCAAGCAAGCGATGAGCCTCCGCCATCACAAGCAACTCAATTGTCTGCGCCCGTGACCGACGAGAACGCGCAGCGATAACCGTCAACGCCTCTTTGGCCTCCTTGTTGAGCCATGCGTTCACATTCACTTTGTTTTCGTCTCGTTTATTGGGCATATAGTTACCTAAAGGTCTAAAATAACCACTTTTTGACGCTTGGATACTAAAAAAAACCAAAAAGACACTTGCGGTATGCGCACACCATGCTTACATTGTGTGCATAGCAACGCTTTAAATGAAATACGTGGATTCAAAAAAACTTGGCGAGGTTCTCTCATTGAAGGAAAGAACCATTCGAAAACTGGCAGGAACCAAAGAATTGCCCGCGATCCGTGTTGGTCGCGTTTGGAGATTCGATTTGGACGCTGTGAAACGCTCACTTGAAAAGCAATCAATTTAACCCATCGATGAACCTCTCAATCCTCACATACGCCTCAATAGGACTTCTAACTTCTACAGCCTGCGCATCGATGGCGTTTTTTGCACCTTGGTTATTGTTTGCCGTTCTTTTGACGGCCTTCGCAACAATGATTTTGGCGGGAGCATGGCAACATCATGAGTCGTGTTGCGACAACCAATTTCGGCCGCGAGTGCGGAACCGGAAAAACAAACATAACTAATCCATCATTCTCTGAGATATGGGGCGGGGTTGATGGCCCGCCCGCTCACTTTTCCCGCAAACGTGGGGTTCATAGGTAAAGAGTAACGGGTAACAACGCGCCCCTTGAAAGAGGGGCGCAACTTAAAACGACAAAACAGAAAAATTAGAATGAAAAACACAGAAGGAAGAAACGAGATAGCGCGATTGATTCGTTTATACCGCGGCAATAATTACAAGGTCATTAAGTCGGGAGATACTTCAGATGGATTCCGATACTTAACCGGAAATTATTATACAAATGCACCCCAAAAAGCATTCAGCAAGTTGGATCTTTTGGCGCATGTTCACGATCATAAAGGATTATACGCTTATCTAGCATAACCGAAAACAGGGGGGCTTTTGCCCCTGCTTTAAAACAAAATGAAAACGACTAAAAAAGACAAAAAACGGCCGCTCAAGTTCAAGCAAGTGCGGATCAATTACGGGGATTATACGGCGCTAGTATTAAAGAGAGTAGAATGAAAATGCAGACGACTAACACAAATAAAGGCGAGATCCAATACACGCCACTTGGCAACGAGGATCCGATTAAACTCTCGATTTCGATTATTGAGCGGCAGATTGCAACACCGACCAAATCGGGCAAGAAACCCACTCAAAAAGAGATGATGGATTTCTTGATGCTTTGCAGGGCGCGCAAGCTTAACCCGTTTGAGGGCGACGCCTATTTGATCGGTTACGATTCACGGGATGGCGCAAAATTTAACCTTATCACTTCCCATCAAGCGCTTTTGAAGCGGGCAGAACTTTGCCAGACGTTTGAGGGCATGGAGTCGGGATTGATTACCGAATGCGACGGTGAATATGAAGAGACGCAAGGCGATTTCCTTCCAGACTATGCCCAAGCGGTTGGAGCATGGGCAAGGGTTCACAGAAGCGACCGAAAGATCCCGACTTATCGGCGTTTAAATATCTCAAAATACGACAAAGGTTTTGGTCTTTGGAAGGATCAGCGGGAAATGATGGCGGTTAAATGCGCCGAGGCCGACGCGCTCCGCTCCGCGTTTCCAACCACAACGGGCGGGCTTTATATTTCTGAGGAAATGGGCCGCGCACCTTCAACAGTCGAAAACACTCCGCCTGTCGCCCTTTTGAACGACGCCGATGATGAGGACGACGAAAGCGAATTTGCTCCAAGCAAAGAAAAGAAATTCAGAACCAGTCAAGGCAAGCATGACGACCAAGCGGTTGAACAGGTTGAAGGAGGTTTGCTGTGAGCAACACCCAAGCGCTCGTTGAAGTGCCGGAACAATGGCCCGAATCAGCCGAGGAAATGGGGCGGTTAATGCAAGCGGCCGAACAGGCGGAAAGCTTGTGCAAAATGATCCGCCAAGCAGTTAAGGATCGCCTTGATTCAGATCGTCCGGTTGACGGATGGACGTTACGACGGGGCAATATTCGAAAGGAAATAACCGACATCCAAGGGTTATTCCGAGAGTTGCAACAAGCGCATTCGATCACATCCGACGATTTTCTGAAATGCTGCACCGTTAACCAAACAAAGCTTTCAAGTTTGTTTCAATTTAAAGGCCCGCAAGGATCACTCATTGATAACAAACAAGCGCTGAAAACCGTTTGCAAACCATACACCACCGAAAAGATTGGATCCTCGGTTTTAAAGAAAAAGGAAGGGCAATAATGGCGCAAGGCAACCCGAAACCACTATCCCGTAAGGGGTCAAAATGGGGGGAAGCAATCAAAAGCGAACCTTGGGGATCAAAATCAGTTTCTTGGCAAGAAATCAAATCCAGCTTTCCGGCCGGATGGGATCCCGAAACAGCGATCAAAAAAACGGTCGCGGCATGTAAACGACACGGATTGATCAAAACCATAAACAGCGACGATTTATCGGAAGCTGATTATCAAAGAATACGACGACAAATCTTGAAAAAAAATCAAAATGAAAAACGACATTTGTGAGAATAAACACGGGGGAATTTGGACATCCCAACAGGCATTTGACAGAGCGAAACCGAACATGGCTAAGGAGCGGTTACAAGTTTTGATGGCGGTTGAAAAAAGTCTCAATGAAGGCATCACTTCCAAGGAATACGCCGAGCAAGCGGGAAAACCTTTAAACGCTGTATCGGGAAGATTTACCGAGCTGGCGCGTGACGGTTGGATTGTTCGCAATAATCAAACAAGGGCCGGCGCTGCCGTGTGGCAATCAGTTTAGAATGAGACGCGCCGCCCGAACCGACCGAAACCATAAGGAGATCGTCAAAGGTCTTAGGCAGACCGGATGCACGGTTCTTGACTTGTCGGCGGTTGGGAACGGTTGCCCCGATATAATGGTCGGCCGAGCTGGTCATAATTGGCTTTTCGAAATCAAGGACGGGGAAAAACCAAAATCGGCGCGTCAATTAACCGTAATGGAAAAAGCCTTTTTCGCCACATGGCGCGGCAACGTGCAAGTCGTTAATTCTCTCGACGAAGCGATCAAGGCTGTGAACGAAACCATTAAGATTAAAGGGATATGATACCGACGGAAATATTTATGACCGGCGCAATCATGGGGTTCTTTTTCGGAATGATCTTTATTGAAATTATAAGAAAAAAGGGAGGGTAAAATGCCGAATCGCATTTTAAGGGATTGGACAGATTCATTGACAATCGACGAACTAACAGCAGATGAGGAACGCTTTTTTGTGCGTCTTATTATGAAGGCTGACGACTTCGGGAGGTTCCATGCCGAACCAAGATTGCTTGTCGCTGCGCTGTATCCGCTAAAAACCGCGGACATTTGTCCGCAACATGTCGTCAACATGCTGTCAAGTTGTCAGCGCTTGGGTTTAGTTGTTTTGGGTAAGTGTTCAAAAGGTAGAAAATATCTGCAAATAGTTAACCATCAACAAAGAACAAGATCACAAAACAGCAAGTTTCCCGACTTTGAAACCTTATCCGCCGACAATTGTCAGCAACCCGCGGTCAATTGTCGGCTAGAGACGGAGACGGAGACGGAGACGGAGACGTATGCGGAGACGGAGACGGTAAAAGCAAGCGCACCTTCAGAAATTCCAACCAAGGAAGAAATTCTTGATTACGGGGAAAGAATTGGAGCGGCAAAGCAAACCTCGCAAAACTTCTTCGATTGGTATCAGGGAAAAAATCTCTGGCTGAACAAACATGAAAAATTAATCAACTGGAAACACGAACTCGCCGTTTGGCGCGAGCGTGACAAAAACGGATTTAAAGCAAATGGAAAAAGTATTGGAAGTAAGCAGAAAATTGACCGAAACGAAAACACAACCAATAAAGGGCAATCGCATCGATACGCGGGCGTGGGCCGAGTGGTTTCAGATCAATTTGTGCAATGACGCGGCAATTCAATCAATGGTCGAAACCTCTGCACGGTGGGTTCGTGCCGTTCAACAAAATGAATCGCCTCGATGGTTGGTTTTACTTGGTTCAAGCGGTATTGGCAAAACGATGATCGCAAACCGGATTTGGCAGTATCTCAAAACACGCCGAGATTTTCGCTCTAAGGGGGATTACGATCCCGTCAAGCTGTATTGGCCTAAGTTCATCGACAAGTTGCGCGACGGGGGTCATTACGGGCTTTTAAGCGACTCTTACGAATGGCCTTTCGCTTACCTTGACGACATATGTGCGGAAAGCATGACCGAATTCTCGACCGAAAAGCTGCACAACCTCATGGGTTCAAGGTGCGGAAAATGGACGATTGTAACCTCTAACAAATCGCTCGAGCAGATTGCCCAACTCGATAGCCGGATCAGCTCAAGGATGATCAGAGACGGCGCAAACATCGTTGAAGCCCATACACTGGATTACAACTTGAGATGAACATAAGAGGCAAACCGAGAATCTTTGATTGCGCGACTGACAACGCGGGATTCAGAGACGCCTCGGAGTTGCCCGAACAAATCACTTACGACGAGTTTGAGGCTTTTATTATTTTCGACGGGGAAACCGAGTTAATGGAAAAGCGTCAACTTGTCATTGATCGAATTGTAGAAAACGCAAAAAAACGACATGTATTACAACAGAAAAATCCAAGACATAATAACAGCGACGGCAAAAGCTTTCGGGTTGGATCGACGCACGATGATGAGCAAAAATAAATATCCTGAAATTGCGATGCCGAGAATGGCCGCGATGTATATCGCTTTCAAACATGGATATACTTATTCAGGGATAGCTCGCCAGTTTAACCGCACAGCCGGCACAGTTACCAATGCCATTAAATCCGTTCAAAACGAAGCCGACACACGCCCTAAATTTGCCGCAATAATTAAGCTAATAGAAAAAAAAATCGAAAATGAGCAACATTAATTCAATCGTCATATCGGGAAGACTGGCACGGGATCCAGAACTTAAACACACGCCATCCGGCACAGCCATTGCGGAATTTACAATCGCTTGCGGTCAAAAGTGGAAGGATCAGACAGGCGCAGACAAAGAATCGACCGCGTGGATCGGTTGTAATGTCTTCGGCCCGCGAGCGGAGTTTGCCAGCAAGTATTTAAAAAAGGGTTTACGGGCAAATGTGCAAGGTCAATTGGTAACCGAGGAATGGACCGACAAGACGAGCGGCCAAAAGAGAAGTAAGACAAAGGTCAAAGTGATGGCGATTGAACCTATCGATTGGCCGGACAGACAACAGCAAACGCAACCAGCGCCGCCGGACATGAGCCGAAACCAGACACCAACCGTAACCATGGACGACGTTCCGTTTTGATATGTCAACTTTAACAGATATTGCAGACGAATTAAAACAAATCAGCGATTACGCCGCCGAAGCAAAGGCAATTCGCATGATGCAAGCGGAGATGATTGATCAATTGCGAAAGGTTACAGAAAACCAGAGCAATCCAAACCTGTTCGAATTCGTGCTAAAAAACGATTATCAAGGTTTTGCCGATGACTCATGGCAGGAAATAATCAAAGCCGGTCAATTAATTCAAAGTAAATACCGCGATAAATCCGAAACATACTGGCAAAATAAACTTGGGGATTCTCCCAGCGGTGACGGTTGGTATGGATCCTTCGAAGCGCCAAAAATTGTTATTAAATGTGTCGAGCCGGTGTATCGATTCAAAAACACCGCAAGGCTTGCCGGATCCTTTCAGGTAACGAGTCATGCGCACATGGGATCAATTTTGCGATTTGAAGGCACAGGCGATAAATGTTTGAACGATAATAATGGATGGTGGACGCAGACCGACGCAAAAGTCGGGTTATATGTTGAACCTTCAACGCTTGTCGATGGTCGCAATGTCCGAAACTTTGAACAAAGCATTACAAACGTTACAATTGTCGGTCAATTGGGATCAATGCCGATTTACATCGCCGACAATGCATTCAATTTCCGTATAAGCGATTGCAACATTCAAGCGCACCAAGGCGCGAACGTGATTGTTAAACATGGGCCGTCAATCGATGCGGATTGGTATCCAGTGACGCAAAAACCAAGCGGCAATAATTATTTACCGGATCCGATCTTTTCAAATTGTCTCATTGAAGGGCGACACAAATTTCATCGGCGAAACGTCGGAATATGCGTGTCAGGTAACAATATCCAATTTCATGGGTTAAACTTTTACGGGACTTTGACAGGTATCATGTCAACAGGGCAAGGCCGGACGGTTTCAGCTTGTTCAATGCATCACGGGGCGACGCATGACGGCAGAACATGGTGCAAAAAGGATCAACTAGCGCTTGGAATCTTAAGCAGACGATCAGACGAAAACGCCGATTCAATACAGGTCAACCCATCATTCCCGATTGTAAATCCAATCAAGCGAACTCGGGCAACCGAGGATCGCGGATGGTATCAAAAGGGGGAGGCTTATATATAATGGGCCGCCCTATTTACGAAAACGAATCGACACTGCAAGCCGAAAAGGAATTTGCTCAATATGCACAACAAAAACTTCTTTGCTTTTTGGTCAAATGCCCTCGTTCTTTTAAAATCGATTTTGCCGCAACAAGAAAAAATCAAGTTGTCTCATTTATTGAATACCGCAAAAGAACAAACGATTTTAATAAGTATCCGACCTTTATGATTGCCGCCTCCAAAAAAATAGCGGCCCAAGCCATAAACAAGGCGAGCGGGTTACCTGTTTATCTTTTTGTCAAATGGGCTGATCATCTTGGTTACACGGATTTAACTAATTGTAAATCGTCTTGGAATGTAGGTGGACGCGCCGACCGCAACGATCCGGCAGATTTTGAGCCTGTTATCCATATAGATTTATCCGAATTTAAAACAATTTGAATGAACACCGAAGACGTCCAAGAACTAATCAGGTCAATTCGCTCGATCCTTTGCTACATACCTCGAGCAATTGGCGACGACTGCTTGCGAACCAAGATTGAAGAAATAATCAAAAAACTCGAAAATGATCATTTGTCCGAGATGCAAACAGGCAAAACCGACGTCTGATTATTACAGGGATCCCGTAATGCCAAGCGGATTAAGTTACTACTGCAAGGAATGCAAACGGGAAAAGACAAACGCACATCGAGCAGCAAACAGAGAACACTATAATTTTTTAAACCGCCGAGCCTATCACTTGAGAAAAGCCAGAAATGATCGAGCCACATACAAATGATGAACATGATTTCGACGAGGATTGCCCCGATTGCGGCAGTGTGTGCGCCGAGGCGCTCGAGGAACTGCTGGCATGGGTAACCAGAGGGCAACGGAACCGAAAGCTTTGTGAGGGCAAAGTCGCCGCTTTGTATGTGATTAGTAAGAAAGCAACGATCAAGGAGGCATGTTTGAAATTTAATGTTTCACGAATGACAATGCATAAGAACATGAAGGATCTGGCAAAGCAATTTGGACTTAGAATTCAACACGGGAAGCTGTTATAGCCCCTCTAAGGAATCTCTTAATCATGCCCAAGAAAAAACAGGTTTCCGCATCGCAAAGAAATTCCATGACCAAGCCTCGAAAAGTAAGCACACACACTGTCGGCGCTTTATGGGATTCAAAGACCGTTGGTGAAAAGCTTGGGCTAACACATCATCAAGTTAGAAACCTTCTTGGATCCGTTCCCGTTGCAAAGAAAAACGGAAGCTCAAATTTATACGATCCGAAAGCAGTAACAGAAGCGGCCAAACAAAAAACCAAGAAGAACGAAGCGACGGAGGGATCCCGTGAATGGTATGAGATCGAAAAGCTGAAACGCCAGATCGACAAACTCGATTTTGATTTGGAAGTCGTCAAAGGCAATTACTTAAAAATCGAAGAAGTCCGGCACGGCTATCTCGGCCAATCGCTTGCCATGCGGAAGCAGTGGCTCGAGATGGTGGAAAAGTTGCCGCCGTTATTGTCGGGATTACCTCCCGCAGACATGCAAGGAAAACTCAAACATTACGTAAACGAGGCATTTGAAAAACTCAGAGGACATAGTTTTAACGCCGGAAATAATAAAGGAATGTTCGAACACGTTTGAACAGGCGTTTGCACCACTTGATGAAAGTCATGTTTACGAATGGGCCGAACGGGAATTACGGTTGCGCGAGTCGCCATACGGTAACCAGTTCAAGCCGGACGAAACGCCATGGTTAAAAGAACCTCTTGATTGCGTAGCCGATCCTGAGACAGAAACCATCGTTTTAAACTGCGCCGCGCAAACGGGCAAAACGATTTCCATGCAAGTCGCGTCGACTTGGGCGCTTGCCAATCATCCAGCGCCGACAATCATTGTCATGCAAGACGAGGACGCTATCAAAGACCTTGCAAAAGAACGAATACTCCCATGCATCGAATCTTGCGAAGCGCTGAAAAATCAATTCCCACGGGATCGGCATCGTAAGACAAACACCGAGATTTTCTTTGCTAGTTGCACCTTGAAAATGGGCGCGGCGAACAATTCATTTCTCCGATCTTGGTCAATTCGATGGGCGTTTGGCGATGAGTGTTCCGCTTGGAAATCGGGCATGATGCAACGATTCCGGCAGAGGACGACTCGATACTGGAATCGAAAGCTTTGGTTTAGTTCAACGCCTGAGACTGTCGGGGATGACTTCAATCTTGAATACATGGCCGGAACCCAAGAGCAATGGTCTTTGGAATGTCAGGGTTGCAAAGACCTGTTCGCGCCCGACTTTTACACATGCGTGAAATGGGACACGGACAAAAAGACAAAACCGGAGGAATACGATTACAAGGAACTGGCAAAGACGGTTCGAATGGTCTGCCCGCATTGTGAACACGAACATGAAAACACCGAGGCAAATTGGCGGTTAATGGTTAACGGCGGGCAATTTGTAAAAACAAACCACAACGCGACGCCCAAAATCAGAAGTTTCACGTTTTCGCAATTAACGCTTCCTCCGTCTGTCATGCCTTGGGCTTCGCTGGTTTTAGACTTCCTTAAAGCTAAACGGGCAGCATCTACGGGATACATTCAACCGTTGCGCGAGTTCGTTACGTTACGGCTTGCTGAACCTTGGAAAGAATCAAATCACTTGGACGTTCAGAGCGTTGTAACGGCGAGCTATAAACCGAGCGATGAATGGGGCGATGAAACACACCGCTTTTTGACGGTTGATTGTCAGCAATACCTCGAGGAATTTTGGGCAGTTGTCCGCGCATGGTCCGACGGTGGATCCAGCCGGTTGTTAACATTCCGGCGCTTATCCTCTTTTGATGAGGTTCGCGCCTTGCAGCAAGAATTCAAAGTTCACGATTCAAAGACGTTTTGCGATGTAGGATATGAGCGGCATCGTGTGATCGCTGAATGTAGCAAATACAATTGGATCGGTATGGCAGGCCGCGACGTTGTGGATTTCAAACACCAGACAGATCGAGGCGTTGTTCAGAAACTTTACTCAAAGCCGACGCGTGTATCCGCATCGGGCCGCGTATCGCCTCCTGTCTTTATGTGGTCAAATCCGTCTGTTAAAGACATTTTGCATCTTTTAAAAACCGGTCGTTCTCATGCTTGGGAAATCTGCGATCTTGGCGACATGGCGGATGAATACGCCAAACAACTTGATTCGGAGCGCAAGCGCGAGGTTCAGGCTAAAAACGGAAACACAAAACTGGTTTGGCAGAAATACCGAGCAAACCATGGATGGGATTGCGAATGTATGCAAACCGTCGCCGCTTCCATTTGCAAGCTATTTGCGGAACATGAGTAAAATGCCTTAAATTTACAAATCGTCCGTCTTAATAATGGCGGACTTAAGACCATTTCTTCGATTACAGACCGACGCATACCTCAACACCTTGAAATCACGGGTTGGGGATTCTGTGCTTCAAGGCGCTGTAACTACCTCGTTTTCAAACTCCGGCCAAAGCGGAACCAAGGAATTGGTTTTACCGACGGCGGAGTTGTCCGCGCAGTTGACCGACGTTCTTCATGAAAAGGGTTTGGTTACTGGCACAAAGCCAAACCGTATGACTTTCGCAAGGTTTGCCCGATGAATGGAATTCTTGACCATCGCGGCAATCCCATCGTATCGACGCCAGCAAAACGGGAGAAATTCGGATACGTCAATAACCACTATCGAGGAACGGAAATCAACCGTTATCGATCCTTTGTTTATCAGAGCATTGGGGATTCGACGCTAACGCTCAACAAGTCAACGCGCCGATCATTGATGGCATATGCTCGCTGGTTATACACAAACAGCGGCATGTGCAAAGGCGCAGTTAATGACATGAGCCGGTATTCGATCGGATGCGGTTTAAAGCCTCAAAGCCAAGTCGAGCCGGCGGCGGAATACGAACAATTCTTCTATGAATGGTGTAAAGTTGCAGACGTTTCAGGCGTTTTCAACTTCTCTCAAATGCAACGCCTCGCATCCGTTCGAATGGATGTTGACGGGGATTTGGGCTTTTTGATGCTCAACAACAAATTCCCGCAACTTCAGATTATTGAATCACACAACATCGAGTCGCCGGATCACAAGGATTTGCATGATGGTGTGAAGGTAAACAAAGCCGGCCGGCCCGTTGCTTATTATCTCAAAGACGGCGACGACACGCGCACTGTCAGCGCAAATAATTTCATTCTAGTTTCGGATCC